TCAAAATAAAATTGAGCCTGCATAGGTACAGAACCAGCATAAGTTGTTCTTGAATTGTCTCCACCGTTCGATCTAACGAATCCAGTGAAAGTTGTTTTGTTTGCCATATTATTATCCTCCTAGTTATTTTAATGTGTTCTCTAGGCCGTCGACTATACGCGTACACATTAAATTATATGTATAGTTATTCTAATATACTGTAGATTTAAATGAAGCGCAAGAGATCCTTAAGAATAAAGATGATTTATTTGTGTAGTAGCTTTTTATTAAGTAGCTACTGAAACTTGAGGTGCAGCATCTTCAATTTTACTAAGTTGACTAGCTTCTTTAGCTTCTGCCATCTTAATATGATTGATAACTTCTTTAATTTTATTATCAATCCTAACCATATCAAGGGTATATCTACCCTCATCGTTATAATGCTGCTCCCACTGTAGTTCTAGACCCCTCTTCTGTTTGTAAAGGGATTGAACGTGTGTTTGCATCACTAAGCTCCTCGTAGGTTAACCAAATTTTACTAGTATTATAAAAGTTGGAATCTTCCCATACTATATCATTTTTTCCTAACTTGTCAACTATGGCATCTTCTAATGCTTTGCTGCTATCTTCACACTCTAATGTGAAGTCACAGAAGTATCCATAGGCTCTAATTTTAATACGGAAAGTTTTCATATAGTTTTCTCCTTTTGCATAAAAAAAGAGGCGGTTTTTAGGCCGCCTCTTTTAATTCAGTGCTTACGCACCTGGTGATCCGAAGATACCTCTAGGGTCAGACCAGCCGAAGCTGTATCTTTCTCTAGCTTTGTATCTAACGTTACCAGTGTCAAAGTCACCTTCCATTGCTGTTTTTAAAGGTGATCTTGTGAACATTTTCATACCGTTTGGCACGTCTGTTTTGATGAAGAACGCATCAGTGTCAGTTAGGTAATTGTTAACCACATAACCTTGTGGAATCATACCTTTAGACACGATTGCATTTACATCGTTGTCAGCTGTACCAACTCTACCTTGAGATTTCATTAATCTCTCAGCTGTGAATTGTAACTCAGAAGGGATGATTAATTTCATACCTTGAGCAGCAATTTTTAAACCTCTTTCATCAGTGAAAGCAGCGATGTCAATCAATGCTTGTTCTAATGAAGTTTCGTTTAAGTCAGCTGAAGTCGACAATTCATTTGAGAATGTGCCAGCTATAGTAGGGTGAAGTGTAGAACAAAGTTCTAAACCATCCCCACCTAAGTAGTTAGTATTGAAAGCGTTGTTCAATACGTTAGCCGCTTTAACTTGCTTAGTGTTTGCCATAGATCTAGCTAATGCTTTTGTGTATCTAGTAGCAATTCTATCGTACAAGTTGTCCTCGATTGCTTCTTCAGTAATCGCGAACGCTAAAGCGATAGTTTCGTGAGTGTATCTGCTTGTAAAAGTTTCTTGTGCATTGTCAAATGTCACTGCTGAACCTTCAGGTTTAACAGCTGCATTCGCAAATCCAGATAACATTACTTCTTCTTCAAAAGCTCTGTCTGAATTTTCTGCATCATAGATTTCTACGTGCTGATTCTCGTATCTTTTATACTCTAGGCCGAATAGTGCATTCAACCCAGGCTCTAGTTCTTTAACTAGTTGTTGTCTTGATATTGCCATAGTTTATACTCCTATACTCCTACAGTTTGTTTATACAAGTGCTCATTGATTCTAACTACAAAGTTAACGTTTGCTGAAGTTAAATCATTATTTTCGATATCTTTTGATACACCAACTACCTGCAATTGTGCAGAAGTTGTTACAAAAGAAGCATCGTCTAATTCAACTTTAGATACGCCATTGATAGTTGATCCTGCTGTATATTCAATGTCCGCTAATTCGAACACGTCTGTTGCAGCAGAAGCGCTTGCGTTATTTGATTGTACCTCGAACCTTTCGTGAGGATCGTCGTATACAAATGCTCTGATTTCTTCCCCATTAGCTACATTCGTTTGAGTGTAGTAATTTCGGTAAGTTGGTTTTCCAGTAGTTGGATCTTTAGTTATAAACGTACCCCAGAAAACACCAACTAAGTTAGTGTTTGCTGCAGCAGCTACTTCTACAGTTCCGCCTGCTACTGCTTTAACCGGGTCTCCCTGATAAATTGAACTCGCATAGTTATCTGCGATCAAGTATTCAGTTAAACCTTGGTTGTCAGCATTTTGACCAATCTTACCAATCGGTTTTAAACCAAAAGCTGCGTCTTTATTTGCCATAGTTTTTCTCCTTATTGGTTAATTGTATGATGGTCAGCGAATCGTTAAAAAATTAACTTTTCTTAGAGCCACCAAAAGTTACTCTAGTTTGCCTTTCACTATTGATTGGCATACTAGGATGTTGATCCTTCAAGGGCTCGTTATTTATAGCTTCATCACGATCTTGCGTTCTTTTGTTAAAGTACGCTTCACGTTGTTTTGCGAGCTCTTCCGGTATCCTAGCCAACACTAGGCCACCAACTCCGATCACTCCCTTATACTTGCCGTCTTCAATGCTTGGAAAATCGTGATCTGGATATTCGTCAGCTCTTACGAGCTCCCATCCGGACCTAATTTTTCCCGACATATTCTTGCTGTCATCTTGACCAAGAACTTCGGCTCTTATCCATCTGTGCCTATAGCCATCTGGCGCAGGGGGTGCATCTAAACTTGATGGTGGAGTCCAAACTTTTTTTCGAGTTTCTTTTTCTCTAGTTTGACCCGCACGAGAAGTTTTATCAATTGTCATACTATACCTCCTTCGTGAGTTGCAATTGTCTTGCGTAATCTTCGAGTGGCACACCTAATTTTTTAGCGATTGCTACCTGTGAAGGTGTGAGTCTTACAGTTTTCTTGCGTCCCGTTGTAGCTGGACGTCTAGCTGAAGCAACTGTTTGAGTAGGTTTAACTTCTCTTTCAGTTGTAATTGACTCTACCTTATCAAATTTATGCGGAAATTCAAGTCTTATTCTTTTATCAATTTCAGCATAATATTCGTCAGATTTAGGATCATAGCCTTCCTCTCGGACTAGCTTGTTATGTATATCAAACGCAGTGTAAGTCATCGCAGAATCGTTACCAAACCACGCATTTTTAGTTGCCCAAGCTTCTGCTTTTGGATCAGCATCAACCTGTTCTTCTTGTCTTTGTGGTGTGATATTAACTTCTTTTGGTGTTTCTTTGACTTGCGTCTGTGCGCTTTTTAGCGTCTGCAATCTAGCAGAATCCATCGTTAACGAAGCAATTTGCTGCTGTGCAGCAACTTGTGCGTCTACGTCTCCACTATCGATTGCGTTTTTGAGAGCGATTTTGGCGGAGTCTAAACTTGTTTTAACTCTAGACTCAAACTCATTCATATAGTCTTTGTCTAAGTGTGCAAATCTAGCTTCAGCTTTTTCTTTTTGCGTTTTCATTGATTGCGCAAAAGTAATAGCTTCTTGTCTTTGCCTTTCAGCCTCTCTCATTTTACGAGTCAACTTAGCAATTCTTCTTTTTACAGAATCACTGTATTGTTCTAACTCGTCCTCTTTTTTCTCTGTCTTTTGTTTTTGATCGCCCTGAACATCAGACTGCTCACTAGATTTCTCAGGTGTATCAGCGGACTGATTATCGTCTTGAACGACTTCAAGCTTTTCATCTTCTTTCTCCTTTGTTTGCTCAGAATCTAAATTAATATCAGCACCTTCTTGTTCGCCAACATCAACTAGATCTTCTTTTTTATTTTCATCTGGCATAGTTTCTCCTATGGTTAGTATTGCGTGATGATTGAACTAGGATCTTTTACAGTTCCTAATACTTCATCATCGTTTAGTATTCTCAGCTCTCCACCTTCTATTGGTAATCTTGAACCAGCATATCTAGCAAAGATGACCCAATCTTTTTCTTTACACCAAGGACCTGTTTTAAACTTTTCTTCATCTTGATAAGCTAAAGGTCCTAGTTTTAAAACATATCCAACATTAGTTGTGATACGTCCTCTGTCTAAAGTATCTTGTGATAAAATAAGTCCACCTTTAGTTCTTTCAGGTGGTGTAAATGGTAAAATTAAAATTCTCCAACCACTTGGTTCAGGTAAATCTTCTGATGCTGATTTAATATTATCAGGTCCTAATGGTTCCTTTGTTTTAATGCTTTGATATTTTTCTTCGAGTGCGTTTTTATGTGTTGGTATCTCCTGAGAGATTGATGATTGTTCCGTCATTAGTTTTTTGCTCCTTCGTTTTTAACAGGTTAGAGATTTCCTGCAGGGTATATTCATAAGCCCTGATTTGTCCTAATATATACTGATATTTCTCTAAACTGTCAATGTTACCTGACAGTAATGTATCAGTACCTCTTTGAATACCATCCTTTAACAGTTTTTGTATACCGTAAATAGTTGATATATCATCCATCTCTTCTCTCCACTATTAACAATTCCACTTTCTAAGTGATTTATTAATTCTTGAATTTGGATCTCTTGCAGTTTTTGCAGAAGTTAATCTTTTTTTCATTCCGCTCATACGCGCGCAGAAAGATTTTCTTCTCTTAGCTGCCTTTGATCCTTTTTTTAATTTCGATGGCTTTGTTGTAACAGCCATAGATAATTTAGATCCTGGATTTGCTCTTCTATAAGAAGCAATTCCTTTTCTGTTTAATCCACCAGACTCAGACTTACCTTCTTTTCTTTGCCAAGCGGCTGTTCTTCCGCCTGATGCATATCCTGGTCTTATAGAATAATCAGTTCTCATTATTTACTTTGTGATCTTTTAAATGCTTTTGCTGTTGGTGCACCTTTAGCGCCTTTTTTTCTCATTGGTCTACCTTCAGCTCTTTTTTTGTGAATGTTGTACCAAAGACCTTTTCGCGCCATTTTACCAGATTTAGTTTTATGGTATTTACTAGCCATTGTTTTTCTTCTTACAATTGCATTCGTGCTTACATATGCACGGAATGATTTTAAATATTTTACATATCCAATGTTTAATGAATTTCATTAAGCCATTCCTTTTTTCTTTTTAGCCGCTGCAATAAAATCACCTCTAGTAACTTTATCCTTTGGCGGATACATAGCTGCTAACTTTTTCTTTTTTGATGACATCTTTTTTACTGAGCCACCTTTTTTAAAACCAGGAATCTGGTTGTTATATCTTTTATTTGGCATATTATTTTGCTCCTTTATTCATATTTATCACATCTGTAGCCTTAAGTCCATAAATTGCTGCGACTACTGAAACCCATAATCCAACTATCCACCAAGGCATCTCTTGTAATTTTTGAAAATACAAGTCAATCTTCTCTTGCATTTTTTCATCTTCTGCAAACACAGAATAAGCTAATAAAAACAATGGTGAAGAAATTGTTAAAAGTACAAATTCGTCCTTCCAGTCTGATTTTTGATTTTCTGCAATCTTGCCAGAAAACTCTATTTCACCTCTTTTCATTTTTTCAATATGAAGAAGTTTAGCTTCTGACATTGCAACGTCAGCTGCTTTTTTATTCTTGTATATTTCTAGTCCAGATTTTAAACCTTGACCTAATAAACCCCAAGGAACCATACTAGTACCACTTAGCTGTTCTTTGCTTTTCTTTTAACATTCGTTTTTGTCCACCAACTTTTTGAGTTTGTGTTTCATTTGGTTTGCTCACTTCAACGTCAATGCCGCCTTTAGCATAACCATCTTTGTTAACAAACTTTTGAAAGTTCATAGACTTTTTATTTTCTTTTTCCATTACGTCTCCTTGCCATTCCTGCTTCGCTTAATGCGATAGCAATTGCTTGTTTACGGTTTTTTACTTTTGGTCCTTTTTTAGAACCAGAATGTAATTTACCCTTTTTAAACTCTCTCATTACTTTTGAAACTTTTTTCTGTTTTTTGTCCATTAGATTATTCCGTAGTATTGTTTAATATCTTGTATTGTAGCAGGAGCTTTTGGATCATTCAAAGGAGAAATATTTTGTCTAATATCATCTATAGTAAATAGACCCATATCTAAACCCATTTTTTGTTTATCAAGAGCTTTTTTTTGACCTCCTGTTAAATCAGCGAACATCATTCGATCCGGACGATTTATATCTACGATACCTTCTGGTTGTCCAAAAATATTAACATTATTTAATTTTCCACCTAAAAGATCGCTCATTGCTTCTTTGTTTAAATTATATCTATCAACATAGTTTTGAGCTTTTTGTTGACCTAAATAACCACCTAGTAAACCACCAAATCCAGGTAAAAAAACATTTCCAAGAATAGAACCAAGTAAACCACCTATACCTCTAGATACGATTGGACTATTACCTAAAAAACCTCTAACGTTATTTAGTATTGTAGTAATTCCTGAATCACCAGGTTTTCCTGGTCCTAAAGCGCCTAATGCTGCAGTTGTTGGTTGAAAAACAACACTATTATCATATCCACCCGAATCACCACCAAAAGATGGTCCTCCGCCTAAATCAGCGCTAGTTATTCCACCACCTGATGGTCCTCCAAATGATACGCCTGCTTCATCGTACATATTATTGTCCTTTAATTTTTACGTTTTGCACACCCATTTTAGCCAAACTTACGCCTGCACGCAACTGTGCAAGTCTTTCGTTCTGTTCTAATTTTTCATCTTGAGTTTGCTGGTTCATCATTGCTTTCATACGGTCTAAATTGATCCGTTCTTCGTCATTTTGCTTCTTACGCTCGTTTTCCATAGCTCTAAGATCAACTTCTCTTGATTTTAATTTTAAAACTGGGTCATTATCCATCTGCGCAGTGATTTTATTCTCTTCTTCAGAGAAATCTTTAGTCATTTCAGCAATTAATTGTGATTTTCTAGACTCAATTAGTGAAATTATCTGTTGCATACGTTGTTGAATCTGTGGAACAGGTCCCATTTGTTGCATTTGCTGTTGTAAAACTTGCATTTCTTGTAATTCTTGCACAAATTCTAGCTGAACTTGCTCTTGTGACATCAAAGAAATGTGTTCAAGTATGTTTTTTTGGATAGAAGCCATCACAATTGGATTATTTTTAACCATATTGAGTGACATAAAGTTTAAATGTGCTTCAATGTGAGCTCTGTGGTTCTGTCCAGGGAATGCTTGGAACGGTTGACCACCTAAAGCAGTGATATGTTCTAAAGCTGGGTCCATTGGTTGTGGTTGTTGAGGTGGTGGTAAGATTAAATCTATGTTTTTTACACCTAACGCTGAATACATATTACGATACGCTTGATACAAATTGTGCATCTTAGGATTAGAGCTTGCCAATTGCAGTTCCGTTTGGGCGATAGTGATCCTCTGTGTTTGAGAAAATATATTTGGATCCGCAACCGGCAAGATATCTATCCTTGCATCAAAATCAGCAGATTTGATTTCTCTAGTTCCGCCAACTACGTCGTAAGGATAAACGGGTGGTAAGTATGTTTTAAATACTTCAGCTAATAAAACGAATTCTTGTTTTAAGGCTGCATAAATTCTTTTGTGTATCGCTGACATTACCCGCGATCCACGTTCCAATAATGCTACGGTTGTGCCAACCGGTGCTTGTTGGTTAGCATCACCTACTTGCATATCTGCAATAGACGCGAACCTTTGGCCAGCTGCTACTACGATACCTAATAATTGTAATAATGTTGGAGATGGTTCTTTAAATGGTAAAGGCATAAAAGAATCTCGTAAATTACCTCCAGGCGCATCGACATCTCTAAATTCTCCTGGTTGAAGTGGTTGTGCATCATCTCTAACTCTTATTCCTCTTGTTTTAAATCCAGCCGGCAGATTTGATAGTGTTCCTGCATCAAGAAGCTGCCTTAAGGCTGTCGTAGCTGTTCTTGATAGTCCACCTATCATATGAATCAACCCGAAACCATAAAAGCCTAGACCTGGTAAGAATCTGAAATGTACAAAGTAATTAATTTTTTTCTTTAATGGATCACCTGCTCTATAATTTCTTTTAATCGATAGAACTTCTCTAGATGATTCTTCAATAGTTACTACATAAGGTAATTTAATTCCTGTTGGTTCACCTGTTTCTTGGTTGATGTCTTCAAAACCTTCTAAATCTAAATTAACGTGACATTCAAGTAGTGTATAAATGTCATCTTGTTTTTGTTGTTTGATACCTTCTAGCTCTTGTTCTTTTTTAGTCACATCATCAGTTTTCATTGGTGGATCACCCAACTCAATGTCTCTATAAAAACCGACTACTTGTTGTTTACGTAATTCATTTTCTGAAATTTTAATTACGTGCATAATAGATTCTGCATCATCTAAAGAAGTTGCAGAATAAGGTACAATTAAATCATCGGCAGGCACAAATTTAGAAACAGCTCTACCTAATAATTCATCATAGTAAACTTTTTTAAAAGTAGAACCTGCTAGGGGTAAATAAAATAACATTTGATCAAACTCAGATTCATATTCTTTCATACGATCCATAATTTGATAATTCATAAAGTCTTTAACTCTAACAGACTGATCTTCTTTTTCTTTTGAAGGTGCTCCTAAGATTTGAGTTCTTACAGGACCATCTGCTGGTAATAATTCTTTGTAAGCTTGTGCTTGGAATTGTGTAACCGCTTCAGCTAACACAGGGTGAGTAGCACCTGATGCTCCTCTAAATGGTTGAGTTCGTTCTGTATATTTAAAACCTAATAAATCTAAACCTTTAGTATAAGTTTGTTCCCAGTCTGCTCTTGAATTTTTATAATCCGTATAATCATCAGCCAGTTTAGATCCTAATTCCATTAGGACATCTTCATTTAAAATTTCTGCTAAGTTTGTATAATGATCTTCGCCTTGTTCTTGACTTGCAAGGCTAGGGTCAAATGAAACGGTTGCACCGCCATCATCTTCTGCTTGCACTTGAACAGGTTGATCTTTTAGTTGTTCAGAAATTTTTTCTGTTACAACTTCTTCCATTTCTCCTGAACCAGGAATTTCTATTTGTGTCTTGTTTTTACCAAGTTCTGATAAAGTCTTATCTATCGCCATATTTTATATTACCTTCTTTTGAATAAAGTTGCAAGTCCGTCAGCCATTGGACCTCTTTCAGGTGGTATCGTATCTGTTAAACCACCATCAGCGTATTCACCATAATCACCAAAATCTCTAGCTTCATCTGCTAAAGCTTCAGCTCTACCTTCTGCTTCACGAACGGCACTAGCACCTTTAGTATCTTTAGCGGCTACTTTGCCTGTTTCTGTCGTAACGTCTTTTGCGTAATTTTCTAAATACTTAGAATCTCCACCTAAGATTTCTTCTATGTCTTCAACTACCTGTGCATCAAAATCTACGTTGCCGTCTGGATCAGCATAAACAGGTGATACATCGGTTGCTTGGAAATCACCTTTAAACTTAGAGCCATCTTCTAAAGTTGCAGGTGGTTGATATTCAATGCCAAAATTTTGTCCATATTCATTTTTACCTATTATTTCAATTTTACCATCATCGTATTTTAAAACTTCAACACCAGGTAAATCTGGGTCAGTTATTTTAGTAATGTCCTGATCTATCTTGTCTGCTCTATCAATGTTTTTAGAAATAAATTTTTGAATAAAAGTTGGAAACCAATCAGGCATATTTGTTGTTGTATTTCTAAGTTGTTTAATACCTTCAATGACATCCGCTCCTTCTTTTGCTAAGAAAGGTAAAAGTTTTTGCATAAGTGGTGTAGATAAAATACCACCCAATAGTTTTAAAAAATTTCGTTTACTCGGATCCATTTTTTTCCTTCCTATCTTGGTAAGCTTGATATAAATCGTATGCTGTTAAACCAGCACTCAAGGCAAGTCCAGGTAAACCTGCAAATCTACTTATACCTGCGATTGTTCTTGGGTTCAATCCTAATCTTAATACCTTACTTAAAATACCAGGAGTAGCTTCCCCTGCCTTTGTAATGATACCTGTTGTTTTTGCAAAAGGTTCTGCAAAAGCTAAAGATAGATATGGACTTTCTAAAAGAGGTTTAGTGCCTGCTGATAATTTATCTAGTGCTCCACCTTCTATGAAAGCTTCTTTTTCTTCTTCGTCTAATCTAGGCATAAGTATTTCAGACGCTGATGCACCTTTTCTAATTTTATCTGCAGCTCTTAAAACTTCGAAAGGAACTACAACTCCTGGTGTTCCAGTTGCAGTTAAAATTTTTCCAAGTCCACCTGTTAATCCAACAGCCGATCTAATTCTGCCGCGACCTAGTTCTCTAGCTGTTCTATAACCTTCTGGCACGTAAGGTACACCTGCAGCTGCACCTGCTGCCATAATATAATTTTGATATTTTTCCAAAGCAGATTTCTGTTCTTCGTTTGATGGATATGTTTCAGGGTTATATTCATCAAAAGGTTTTACGTTAGCTTCTGCTTTCATAGCTTCTAGTTCAGCTTGGACAGGGGTTTGTTTTTCTTTTTCATATAACTCTTGAGAAGTCATTTGACCAGATTCCATTTCATTTTGTGTTGGCTCACTTGCAGAGGCCATTGTACTAATAGCAGCAGCTCCAGCTGTTCCTGCTATCAAAGCTTTTGTTATTGGTCTAAATCTAGGAATTGCATTAAAAGCTTCTAATACTTTACTACCTTTTAAAATAGAACTACCCTGATTATTTTTTAATAGATTTATTCTATCCTTTAAAGATTTTGTAGATAAGAATAATCTATCAAAAGCATTTTTAAAGTAAGAGGGTTTAACGTCACCTGAGTATGATTCAAAATTTTGCATAGCTCTTTGCAAACTTTCATTTAAAGGACTATCTAAATCTCCCAGTCTAGGAGTTTGCGGATCTATAGTTATTCTTTTACCAGATACTTCAAAACCACCAATTCTATATCCACCTGTTGCATCAGCAAATTCTTTTTGTATGTTTTGAATTGCTTCTTGGATAGGAACATCGTTAAAAGTTTTTGCACCTTGTTTTGCAGCTCTATAAACAGCTAACATTTTTTGATCATAGGGTGCTTTAAACTGATTTAAACTATCTTTAATATATTCTATTCTTGTAAAATTTTTTCTATAGTTTGGAAAATTTTTCATTAAAGCTTTAATGTCAGTATGGTCACCTGCAACATCAAACTTAAATACTCTCATCATTGAGGCTGTTTGGTCTATAAGATCTATGTCTTTTTTAGGTAAACCTAAAAGCCTTGCCATTCCACTGTTACTTATTTGACCCGCTGAATCAGTAAGTTCAATAAAACTTTTATGAAGATTTGAATTTAAATAATTTTTAGGTGATTTAATAGTTTTATATAAATTTTTTTCATATCGCAATGAACCTTCATCACCAGCGTATAAATTTCCAAGTTTTCTTAAACGAGTAACTAAAGATTCAGCAACGTCAACTTTATTTTTACCCGTGGCTTTAGCAAGTTCATTTGTAAAAAATTCTTTCTTTTCTCTTACGCCTACATTAGGATCTTGTAAAAATGCTGCATTGTCTTTAATAAGTTTATCTAATTTTTTTATATCTGGAAAAATATTTTTATGCAAAGAAGAAAATTCTTTATCTAAATTTAATCTTTTACCTGCTGATAAAACATAGTTTCTACTCATTTTTATGTTGTGTAAATTACTTACACCTTTAGCTATTTGGAAAGGGTTAGTAATATCTGGATTACTTTTAATAAAATTTTTTACATAAGAGTCTCTTACTTTTTGTTCAGCTGCAGATAAATTAGAACCTGTTGGTTTTGTTATAATTGTTTTAATTTTTCCTTTTCGTTTACCCTCTTGTAAAATAAGGTTAAGGGTTTTATAATTTGGCTTATTGGTTGCAGATCTTATATCAGCAAGTTCACCTGATTTAACTAATTCGTCATAAATTTCATTATTAGCTTTTGTTTTACCAAGTTTCCAAATTTTTTCTTTGATGTCTTGTGGGTAGTCCGAAGCATTAATCAACGGGTAAATAAAAGTATTAGGATAATTATTCCTAATATATTTTTGGATAAAAGGTCTTTTTAATTTTGTTCCAGCTGCTTTATTAATTTCATCTGGAGTTCCTAAAATCCTATTACCAGATGTTTTTTGTTTTAATAAATATTCCTCTAATTTAATAGCGTCTTTTTTTGTAAGATTATATGGAGTGTTTCTATTTTTAAAAGCTTTTTTAGCCGTTTCTCTTTCATTGGTAGTTATATCAAACCAATTTTTACCTGGATACGTTTCTTTAAACCATTCTTCCATTCCTGCAGGCATAGGAATAATTTTAGTTGGTTGTTTATACCAATATGTTTTACCTGATTTTGATTTTTCTGGATAAATATATTCTTTAGTTTTTACAGGGCTACCTAAAAATTCTTTTGGCATTATTTCTCCTCGAACATAGTTCCAATGCCATCAATCAATCCGCCTTCGGCATTTAGTTTTCTAGGTTTACCTGTCATTGGATCTAAAGGTAATTCTTGTTCACCTGTGACGATATTTTTACCTGTTTTTATATTAGTCGCGCCTTTAAAATTTGCTACATCTCTTTTTACTTCCATTAAGTAATTATAGGCTTCATCATATAAATCTATTTGAGTATTTTGTGGTAGATCAGAATATTCTGTTTTGTATCTAATTTCAGCAAGCATATCTGCTAACTCGTTAGCTTCATATTTAGTATCTTCACCAGTCATTCTAAAATCTATTTCTTTGTAAGCTTCTTCTAATTCTTTTCTGCCTTGTTTTTCAACTTTGTATTCTGAATACATTTGATCCTCATATTCTTTTCGTCTCTTAACGGCAGCTTCTGCTTCTTCAACTGTTCCTTCATTCATCCACGTTTCAGAGTCACCTAAAATTTCTTCATATTCTTCAATCTCTTCATCGGTTAACTGTCTATTTCTTCTTGGAAAGCTTTCAGGGTTCTCCCACATCTCATCAAACTCTTTAGCAGCTTCAGGATCTTTAGCTCTAGCTTCTGCATCTTGCCGCATAATCGTTTCTCTTTCTTCTTGTCGTTTATTAAACTCTTCGTACATTTCTCTTAGTTTTGATTTTTCAGGTCTTTCAATATCATCCGCTGTTTTAACAACATTGGAACCTAATTTTTCATTAGCGACAGACATAACGCCTTCAGGTCCTTCACCAAAAGCATCCTCATAAAGTTTTTGTATTTGTTTGAATCCGTTTTTTCTTTTGCTGACGTACTCTAACATTTTTCTTGGAACATCTCTAAGTTTAACTAAAGCTTCAATCATCCAAGCTACACTTGCACCGCCTTTAAAACTAACCCTGCCACCTTCTGCAAAGTCTTGATAGTTTTCTGGTTTATCCGTAACGCTTTCCATTAAATTTTTAATTTGTTCTTTGTTTTGAAATTTGTATTTATTGTAATAATTAATATAAAAATCTTTATTGATATCTAAATTGTATTTATCTTTGATGGCTCTTTCTAAAATTTCCATATGCTCCTCAATGGGTCTGCCTCTTTCAGGAGCAGCTTCAGATAAGAAATCATAAACGTCTTCTTCTGAAATTCCTTTTTTATTTTTAATTATTTTTTCTAAAGTTGTTTCGATGTTATATTTCATCTGACTATCATTATAAAAATCTTGTAAGTGATCTGCTAATTCTTGTGGACTGTTGCTGCCATAAAGTTCTACCGTATCCGCAGCATCTTTAGCCAGTTCAATTTCTTCTGGCGACTTAGGTCCAATCTTAAATGCTTCCTTGTATCTTGGTAAAAAGATTCTTTCAAAAACATCTACATCATTAACTGGGTTTTCTTGTAACATACGATAAGCATCTTCCGTTGTACCACCCGCATCTTTAATTTCTTGTATGATTCTATTAACTGCTTCTTGATCCATCTGAATTCTTTGCTGTGGCGAGATACCTTGGATATCATCCATCATTGATCTAAGATTTCTTGTTGACTGTAATATTCCACCAACTGGAGATTCAGGATCTACATTTTTTGGTAAACCATATCGTTTAGTTATAACTTCTTCGACTGCTTGAGTCACAGGTGAACCTGTTTTAATATCTATTAAAGGTGCTTTCTCTCCTGTTGCAACAATGCCCGCGCTCCGCGGTTCAGTAATATTTAAATATTGTTTAACGTTATTGATAAAATTTTGTAATTCCATATCATTGGAATTAACTAAATAGTTTGCATTGTCTTCAAATTTTTTCTTTGCCAACTTCATAGAATTTTCTCCACCTGTTCTCATTGCTTCTAACAGATTAGGTTTAAAGGGAGTTATCTCATCTAATTTTGGAAACTTGATTACATTTGTTCCTTTACCAATAAAGTTAGAAGGCTTGATGCCTAACTTTGTTAAAAGAGATATCGCTTGTAATATAAGTTGGTTTCTATTCATTAATAATATTCCTTATTGACAACGGGTGTTGGTTCATCTTTTTCATCTTCAGGATGTTCAACAAAGCCTCCTTGTCTAAATCTCATTACGGCTTGCGTCGTACTGTCGACCAAATCATCGTGGTCGCCATATGGAAATGCAGCGCACTCTTCTATAACCTCATCGGCGAATTTCATTTCAGGTGCCCAGATTTTTCCGCTTTCAAATAACGGTGCCACAGAGTTCACCCTAGAATGTTTATCGTTGCCCTTGCTCGGTGTAAAATTTATCACCGGGATACCCATTTTACGCAATTCATATGTTAAAGGCAAGCCCGAAGCTTTAGATTCAATGATAACGGTTTCAGGGTTCCAGTATTTATATTGTTCCATAGCAACTCGTTTTAACTCAGGAAACTCGTATCTTCCTTTGATGGAATCTACTAAAATCAAATTAGGACCTGAATCTTCGTTAGGATAAAATACACCCCACGTCGTAATAGCAGAATAGTCTGCTCTTTCAGATTTTAAAAAAGCGGTATCGTAAGACTGTATGACGTGTTTTAAAGGTGGTAGTTCATCCTTCTCCCAGACCTGCCACCAATCTCTTTTGATGATAGCGCCTTCTTCCGCTGTAGGATTTTGCATCCATTGTGCGTTCCATTTAGCCACGGTCAGCGATGCTTGTACACCTTCTAGATCTCCCATCTTCCAATACTCTGGCCAAACAGGTTTATTGCTAGGTAAGATCGCTGGGAACTCTACAACTTCCCACTGATCTGCTTTTGCTTCCTTTTGTGCTTTCAATAACATTCCTGTTAAGTCCTTCGTGGACCAACGGGTCATAACTAAAACAATTCTTCCACCGGGTTGCAAACGCTGACGTGGTCCTGATGTATACCATTCATAAGCTCGTTCCATAGCTTTATCGGACAGCGCATCTTGCTCCGAGTGCGGATCGTCTATGATAAGTAGATCCGCGCCTCGTCCGGTGATAGCTCCACCAACACCGGCCGCAAAGTATTCACCATTGGCATTAGTCTCCCAACGTCCAGCAGCTTTGGAGTCTTCACGGAGGGTGGTTCTAAAAACTTTTTTGTATTCATCTGAATCGATAATATTTTTTGCTTTACGACCAAATCTAACTGCAAGTTCTGCGGTGTGGGTGGTTTGAATTATTTTTAAGTTTGGAAATCTACCAATCATCCAAGCAGGGAGGAGCGTGGATGCAAATTCAGATTTAGTATGCCTAGGGGGCATATTTACAATTAATCTTTTTATTTCACCTGTGGCTAATTTATTAAATTTTTCTGAAATAATTTTATGATGGGACCCACTGATAAATTCAGGCCAAATATACTTTACAAATTCTAAAAAATCCTTTTCTATCTTAGATTGTTTTTTTTTCTCGGATAAACGTATTGCAAGACGCATATATTCCTTCCTGATGTCAGGAGGTAATTTTTTTATATTAATCTTGTCCAAATCCATAGATGGTACCAAAACGTTTTTACCACGTCTGTATGTGTAAATCAAACCGTAAAGGGTCAAGCTGTGGGACCCCTTTTTGATTTTGGGGGGGTGGGCCCGTCAAGCCGCGAGCCAGTTTCCAAACGACCTGGGACCTCTCTATATATTTTTATTAAGTGAAGACGCGAGCGGCCCCCGTTAGGGGGCCGCGGTCAATTATGCAGCCCAACGTTTAAGGGCAGACTTTTTAATTAAGATTGCATTACCAGCAACCCAATCTTTACGACCAGTTATGTAGTTATCGTTGTCAAACGTATCTCTCCATAACTTTGTAGCCTGTTCGTTGATTGGCAAACCAATTAACTTGCCTTCCTCATTGATAATTAAATAATCACCATTAGGAAAAGATATCCCTTCTACATATCCACCAACAAAGGCTTGAGCCGTTTTTAAATCCGGCTCATCCTTTACATCAGTTACAATTTTAAATTCAGGTTGAATGTCTTTTGATGTTAGTTCCATACAGACTCCATCAATGCACCGCCTGAAGCCTTGTTTAAGACTTCCATATATTCAGAAGTAGACAAACCAAGTTCATTAATTAGAAAATGTTGTCTGTCCGCTTGTGTTTGCATTATTCTTTTATCTTGCAAATAACGCACAGCCTTTTCCAAGATTTCAAATCTTTTAGATCCGCCCTCTTGATACTCAGGTTTAAGTTCTCGTTTCGTCATAATATATCCTTTCTGTTATTATTAATGTATGGGATTATATATTAAACATTTATATTGTCAACTACTATTGTTTTTTCTGTATAAGTATGCGGCTTGTTTTCTCCGGTCTGCCAATTATAACTAGTTCCTTGAACCTTTCTTGTTGTAACCTCGCAAGGAGTTTCTAGTGGCTCCGGTCTAGGTGCTATTGCAATGAAAGCTCGTAAATGTTCATTGATATAATCTGTCATACATCGTTGACCACAAAAATAATTCCACATATGTTCAACCTGACTTTGATACCAACGAACCTTTCTAGTTCTTAAAACTTTATTTCCTTTCACACCTCGGACCCTATCTTGGGTTTGTTTTTTATGGCAATATGGTCCGTGGCACCAACTATAATCACTCATTTTCTATACTCCTTTCTCCATAGTTCGTCTTGTTCAAATCTTTCTTGAAAAGATTTTTCTTTTTTTGCGGTAATCAAAAAGATTACCGCAGAAACGATTCCACCTAAAAAAATTAATTCAATCATTGTATTGTCTCGCCCTCTTTTTTAATTGCAATCTGAATTGATTGAGTTGCAGTTCTATAACCATTTGCGTCAGTATCAAAATAAGTTATTGACCCTCTATCCTTATCAATCTTGCATTTGTCTGTCCACATAGCATTCCTAAAAATAAACTTATTATGCTTTTTAGCAAAATAAGAAATTACAAAATGCACTTTCTTTTCTAAAAGTTCTACAAAACTTTCTACATTATCTTCGTTAACTAAATGATGTTCCATATATTATCCTTTCTGTTTATGTATGGGAATTTATAGCAATTCCCATACATTGTCAATACCCTAATTTATGGCTTGATTTAATTTACCTGATTTAAACTGTGCGATAATATCTGCCTTATTATCTTCCTCATCACTATCCGCTAACAAACTAGCCAATGCACTAGGATTATAAATAGACAAAGCCATACTGCTTTCTGTGTCTAAAATAGTTTCATTTAAGACCATACCTAACTTATCCGCAAGTTCTTTTGCTTGGTCAAAATATTTGTATGATTTTAAACCTAGTCTTATTTTATCCATTTTAGATTTTATGTAGTCATAAAACCTTTGATGAGTATCAACGACTTTTTCTTGCATAATTACAAATTGATTTAAAACCTCAAAGGTTTCGCTATCAACTTTAAATCGTCTTTCCCCACAATAAGATGTGCCAATAACTTCAATATTATATCCATTATCCCAATCATCTTTAATAGTAGAGTTTCGTTTTCCGCTACCGCTACTTTCAGATCGCCACCCGAAATATTTTTCTATTTCATTTTCGGAAGTATAATAACTAGGACTTCTTTTTCCATTTTCTGATTTGTTTTGATAGTCAGGGTCTTTACCACTTGCTCTTAATTCTTTATCAAAATAAGAACAAGCAAAGTCTCTAGTCAAACCAAAATTAACATTCATTGATTTTGTGTCTGCCTCGCCATCATCATTAATCGTAGGTGTTTCAAAATAAAAACAATGGTCATTAAAAATGTCCCCACCATTATTTCCATACTTTGATATCATTCTTTTAATTGTATCTACATCTTCTTGCGGTTGATGTTTTCTTACAATTTGATTACATAAATTATGTATTTTATTTTTATGTTCATCAAAGTTTGAGATTGCACCTAACCATTCTTGTTTAGGTTTGCTATCTTTATTTCTGAAAAAAGTTTCAAACTCATTTCCGATTTGAATTCTTTTTTCTGCGTTTAGTTTTATTTTTGTCATTTGTTTCCTTTCTGTTAATATTTATTTTTATAGACTACTTGACAAACTTTGTCAATAGGATTATATGGGATAAGGAAGATTATTCTCGTAAGACGAATTCGCAAGATATCGGTCTAAGATAAGAATAAAACTTTCTGTTTGGCTCCTGGGGTATGAGCCTTGATAATAACTACCCCAGCTCAAACTTGAGCCTTGGTCCTATTTGAATTCATTGTGCCCAATGTTGTTCATATCAAGTAGGACCTGGGGTCAAGCAGCAAGCTGCAAGGCGTCAAGCATCAAGCTATTGACATTATAGGATTTTATGGTAAAAGTAATTAATGGTATGCGGGGTGATCACAGCAAAAGCAAGTGGCCGTAACCAGAAAAAGACCCAGCGGGTGATCCTTGAGATCCGAAGTTTTGTTCGTAATTGGCAATTTGTCTGGAACAGCACGCTGGGCACAACAGAAAGGAAAATATGATTATAACACAAAAAATGTACAACGATTATTTAGAGAGTATGCAGGACATCGACTGGAAAAGAATCCGGGCTTTAATTGAAGAAAGATATCCAGAAACAAAAACTTGGCCTGAAAAAATGTTTAGAATGTATTGCAGCGCCGTGGTAAGATCTGGTTTTAGAAAGGAAGGATTAAATTGATGGATCAAAAAGATAAAGACATACGCTGGGCTGCCAGTCAATTCCTGTATGAGGATTTACCAGAAGACTATCAAGACTGGTCTGATATAAAATTATTTAAATTTCTAAAGCACTACGCTTGGAAGCCGTTCGAACATTACAGCGGTGAATGGCTCTGGTGTCATATACAGGATCTAGCTGTACAGGTGAGGAAATATGCCGAAGAGAATTAATTACAATGATCTGATCCCGTGGTTCACAATGAACCACGCGGACCTGCCTCCGCGGTACGTGGCCCGGACTCAAAAGTTTTTTGATGAGCTAGGCAACAAGCATCAAGCTACAAGCGCCAAGCGTCAAGCTGCCGCATTGTGGAGGCCCGGCTTACGTGTTAAAAATAGATTCAAAAGAAAGGTATAATTTATGAATACAAAAGAAGCGTGGACCGCTGTTGGCGGTTTAAGTAAACCCTCCAAGATGCCTGGCTGGGCATATGGTATACCAGCTGCGGAATGCAAGACTGGTAAGAAGCTCCAGAACGTAGAAGGCAGCACCTGTTATGGCTGCTACGCTCTGAAAGGTTGTTATGTATTTAAAGTTGTGCAGGATGCACAATACAGGCGCCTGGCGTCCATCAGGACCGCTGTCTGGGTTGATGCAATGATTACATTAATCAATTCTAAAAAATCAAAAGAATTTAGATGGCACGACTCAGGAGACGTACAGGACTTAGAGCATTTAAAAAAGATCTATGAAGTATGCAAAGGCACGCCAGATGTCAAGCACTGGATGCCGACGCGCGAGGCGTGGGTGAAGCCTTACCTGAAGGATGCGCCTTCTAATCTGGTAATACGATTCTCAATGCCAATGGTGGACCAGGAAGCAGCAGCGAGCTGGCCGAATACGTCGACTGTTACCAGTGATCACAGCGTGGACAATTGCCCAGCCTTCAGGACCGATAAAACAGGGACTGTTCACACGTTGGAAGAGTACACAGCTATGACCAAACCAAAGAAAAAAGAATTAGATCTGGGACACTGCGGAAGCTGCAGACGTTGCTGGAACCCTGATATAAAAAACATAGCATATGGCCAGCACTAAGAAG